AGCAGCAGCCTTTTGAGCCTCTGCCTGTGCTTTCATCACCTTAGCCTGCATTTCCTCAATCTGAGCCTGCATTAACTGCATCTGCATCATCTGTTGCTGCTGCATTGCCTGTTGTTGCTCAGGATTAGGTTGAGACATCTGAGTAAGAGCCTCTAACAACTCCCCACGGTTGGTTAGACTGCTATTCTGTAGGATTCCTTTGAGAATTAAAGGTAAGACAGGGGTATCAGGCCCGAGTGTCTGTAATAGTCCAATCATCTGCTGCTGTTCAAACTCTCGTGCTAAGACGCCAAGAGCAGCAGTAGGCGTAAACGTCATGTCTACAGAAGGATAACGCTCAGGATCAAACTGCATATACCTGAATGCAGCCTTGTTGATGAACGGAATCATAAAGTCTTCTTGGAAGTTAGTTAGAGTACGTTTGTACTTCTTAATAACTCCCGCCATCGCCATAGACATACCACCCATGCCTGCATCACGAGGGGCTTGTGAGGGCATTCCAGCACTGTCTACGGTTCCGGTAGCCTGCAAGAGCATCCGCTCAAAGTTCTGAGCAGTCATCATTGCGTTACCGTCAGTCTGTCCGAACTTAAACGGGAACAGAATCTCTTCTGGGTTACCGTTAGTAAGGATTGCTTTACCGGGTTTAACCTCAAACTTAGCACCACGAGGAAGCCGGGTAGCATCCATAGCAATCATAGGTGCCGTTGTAAGGGCCAGAGAGTCCATGTGGGCACGTAACTGACCGTCAATAGCCTTCTGCATATTGTAGGCTTTTTCAACGGTTCCACGACCCCAGAAACGACCTGGAACAGTGTCATCCTGATAAGCAATTACAGGACGATCCTTCATCATGTAGGGGTTTTCTTCAGCCTTCAGCAGCATGGAGTCGTTAGCGATAACGACAATGGCTTCTACAAGGTCTGAATAACGATCACCAGGGCTTTCTTCAGGGAACAGTTCCTCTACTTCTTCTTCCTCTACGCCAGTGAGGTATTCTCGTGGAACTAAGCCATAGTACGTTACAACCCGTACTTTATCATCTTTGTACTGTCGTAACTCTTGAGTAGGCTCTAAATCGGTATCTTGAGAGTCTGGTTGAATATCGACCTTTTTGTAGATACCTTTTTCGATACCGTCAACAATCTTGTGGATAGAGACATACTTCTCAATGGCTACTCCAAGTGCATCATCAATGCTATCAGCATTGGGATCAATCAGAAAGTTCTTAGGATTAACTGGTTTGAGTTTGATTGCTGTGCGAGTACGTTCTTCAACACCAATAGCAGCCACTTGTTGCATCCCTGGCATGGCTTGTGTGGCAGGAATGTACTCAGTTTCTTCCTTAACTACGATTTCACCGATGCCAGTACCGTAGATTTCAGCAAGTAACTCGATCTGGTCAACAGATTTCTTAATCTTGTCCTTCTTGAAGTCCTCCATTAGTTGTGCTCGGAGGTTTTCAATGTCTAGAGGGTTGCCATCTACGTCACGAATGTCGTCTTCAATGTCAAAGAAGTCCCCGTTACCGAAGATTGCTTCCATGATCTCAGCATGGCGGGTCTCAACTGCCTGCTGAGTGCCGGGGGAGATCAGACGACTACGCTCAGACTCTCGTCCTTTGTCTTCTACAGACCAAATACCACGGAAGATGCGTTCGTACTCATCCCATTTATCAAGAAAGTTAGCGTCACGGTGATCCCGCCAACGCTCTAAATGGTCAACAACCCAGGAAACAAGTTCCTTTTCGGCTTCTTCCATCGGTTCCTGTTCTTTGTATTCCATAAGTTTCCTATGTCAATAGCCCGAAATTGGGTCAAGGACTTCGTAATCGTCATCCTCGTAATCTTGTTGATACGACACAACTGCAAGTTGGTCAGTGTACGCTAATGCGTCAACCAAGTCATCATGTACGCCTGCTGTTGGGAACATGATTAACTGGTCATAAAACTCATCCCAATCTTCTTCCTCGTTAAAAGACACACGACCATGCTCCATACGACCTTGTAAAGCCCACACGATTCTGTCTGTCTTTTTCTTGTTCCCGTGTGTAAGGTCTTGGATATGAGCGTATACGTTGTTTTTACGCATCAGGTCAGACAGGTAAGGCAACACAGCGTTCTTTAGCGCACCGCGCTCAATACCGACAAACAATGGTTGATAGTCCCTCACTGCAAGTAATATCTTTGCTGCTGTTTCTCGAATGTCCCAACGACCATGAATGATCTTCTTTACAAACCAATCACCATTGTCTGTGATCTTAACCACTGCAATAGCAGATTCATCTAACTTTTTCTTAGAAGCACCAGCGTTCTTTGCTACTTCTTCAAACCCTGCAAGGTCAACAGCAATTACGTAAGAGCCATCCTGCGGTTCAGTTCCTTTCTTGAACCATTCTTCTTTGAAGATGTCGGAACCGGCAGTATCAAAGGAAGCCAAGTATTCTTGCTTGAAAGCAAAGGTGCTTAGTGTACGCTTAGCTGCTTCAATTTCCTTGGGATCAATGGTTTCATTGTCTTGTGTGGTGAAGTGCCACGACTGCCATTCATCATCAGTTTCTGACTGACCTAACTTAAAGGTATCGTAGAACCAGTTACGACCGCTAGGAGTAGAAATAAACAGTGCTTTACCCTTGCGGTCAGACAAAGCAGCACGTAGGATTTTCTCCCATACTTCCTGCTTGATGAAGGCGCATTCGTCCATCACCAAGTAGGTAAGAGACACACCTCGAAGACTGTCTGGGTTGTCAGCACCACGAACAAGAATCTTACGACCATTGATTAAGGTGATCTCCAGGTTGTTTACGTGACTAGCCTTGATGACAGGTCTACCAAGGTCATGTAACAGTTCCCAGATAATCGTTCTTGCTTGTCCTAACGTAGGGGCTACATAAATGACGCTAGAGCCTTCAGGACAGTTTAAACCCTCTACAATAAGGCTTACAGCAGACAATCTAGATTTACCACACCGACGACCAGCAGCAACTACCTTGAATCGCTTGTCGGTAGTGAACACTTGTTTTTGCCAGTTAAGAAGTCTGAAATCAAGACTTGTATCAGACATCAATTACATCCTCATTGGTGGATACCTTTGGATCAGACAACCCAGAGATGTTAATGCTAATCTGTGGCATAGTGCCTCCAGCCTTAGCGGTATCGAATGCAGAGACAGGAATAATTCTATCAGCAATGATTTTCCAGGCCGCTGCTTGGTGAGGGTGATCGTCCTCAAGGGCAGCATCCATAATCTTCTGTAAGACCTTTTCAGACTTAGGACTGTTAAGCATCCTGTCTCTGTACTCGTTGATGATGGCCGCTGTGCCCTTTGGGCGACCAACACCACGGTTTTCTTTCATTTCGACAATAGAAGACTTAGGGGGTCTTCCTATACGATTTCCTGAAGGTTTAGTCATGTATGCCTTTATCCTTAGTGATGACAAGGAGACAATAGGGTAAGACAACAAGTGATTACCCTGTTAATGGATTGTGTTACCTTCTTTACGACAACACCCCTATATACCTTATAAGGTTACTTATAATGTATTTATTATATATTACTTATAATAATTATCTTATATGCTTAGATGCAACGTAACTGTAACGTTTAAGACTTCTATGTACTTATACGCTTTGTTGTAGTCTCTTTCGTTTCTTTATAGAATAAGTATAGCAGAACTTTCTGATCTTGTCAAGTGTTTTCTTAATTTATTTGTGATTGTCGTCACACATTGTTGTCTCTGGCTTAGGTGCTCCCCTTATAAGGCTCCCTTCTAGGGTGCACGGATTCGCTTCAGTTTAGTTCAACTTTTGAAATACTTTCAAGAACTTATGTTGCTTTTAAGCCTCATGACTGTGTCCCTAATTTATGTCTTTTCTAGTTTTACTTTTTTGTTGTCGTCAGTTTTTCTTTTTCGTAAGCGGTAGCGGTCCCCGACCAAGTTACTCACTCAACCCACCCCCTCCCCCGGTTCATATAGGAACTCAACCGAACTGGGGCAGGCGCTGGTGGCTGTCGATGGCCTGGAGATGGCAGCAGAAGACCGCAGATGGCCGAAGATGGGCGCAGAAGCCAGCACTAGCGTGCACTGCTGGTACTGGTCGACTGAGTGCTGGTGTCGTGGGCGTGGCGAATGAGGCGTGAGGGACGGTGAAGGTGCCTCTAACGTATGCCCTATCAGGGAACTACAACGTATGCTCTAACGTGTACTTCAACGTGGAGCCAGCAGGACTACAGCGCCAGCACCAGGACTACACCACCAGTAGCAGGCACCAGCGCCACACAATAACCCCACAAACCATAGGGGCTTGACAGACCAGCACGAAACACCTACAGTTCATCCATCGCAGCAACAAACCAACGGAGCACGCATCATGAACTTCACCCACATCACCAACGACACCAACGGCAACCCGCGCTATGTGGTGCACTTCCTGGCCCTTGAGCCTGAGGGAACTACAGGGGATGTATCTGCACGATATGCCCGTGTGTGCAGGGCAGCCAACAAGGTAGGCGGTCGCAAGTACCACAATCGCTCTTACGGTGGAGGTGTCGTGTTCGTGTCCTATAACCCTGACACGGAACTGCTGGAACTGCGCGACCGTATCCGCGCACTGCTGGCCTAATAAGGGTTTCCCCTAGTGACACACTCTAGGGGTACCGATACAGTCTAAACACTGACACTTTCAACCTTAGCGCATCTCACTGGTGCGCTATAGTGGGCAGTGTCGCCTATAACGCCCATCATGGGCATCATCATCGGAGCATTCAACATGGCTATCGTTCAATCCATAAACGTGTATCAGTTTCGTGACGCTTTCGCTAAGATGGGGCGTGAGGATCAATTCTCATACGATGCCCTTCAGGGACTGTATGAGTATTTGGAACAATACAGCGAGGACACTGGGCAGGCTTTCGAGTTGGACGTGATCGAGCTTTGCTGCGACTTCACAGAGATGTCCTTCAGTGCCGTGGCACAAGACTACAACATTGACGTTTCAGGGTGTGAGGACGAAGATGAAGTGCGTGAAGTTGTGCTAGATTATCTGCGAGATAACACCAGTGTCGTATGGAACGATGACGAAACTGTATTGTTCCAGGCTTTCTAAACCGTAACCCTGCCCATGCTCTGTCGTGGGCATCATTGGAGTGTCTGTAATGTCTGATCGAGTATTCATGCGCTGTTGCCTTGCCATGCTAGTGATGGGCATTGTCGCAATTAACCTGTAATTGATTGATTGATTGAAGGAGAATTGAACCATGACGAATCAAGAGATATTCGATAAGGTAGTAAACCATCTATTGACGCAGGGTAAACCTGCAATGGAAGATGGAAGGTGCAAGTATCGCGCAGCTGGTGGGCTAAGATGTGCTGTTGGGTGTCTTATACCTGACGGAGTTTATCGACCGTCATTTGAGGGGATTTCAGTAGACAGCGTGCCGATTCTCCTGGCTTTGTCCGAAGTAGGGATACCCCGAAACGGCGATACGACGGAGCTACTGCGTAAGCTACAACGCACGCACGATGGTGTTTGTGAGGATGTGTGGGATCACACCTTACAGGAAATAGCAAAGGATTTTGGACTACAATATAACCCTCCAGTAATTAATAATGCCCAGGATTAAATATATACTGGAAATAATTGGTATATACACTATCATCATTTCGATGGTGTATATAATGATTGTCTAATAATCAATTGGAGTATCTGAAATGTATCTTGTCAAATTTAAATCATCAGGTGTTATTGCATATCGTTCGTTGGATCGCACCCAGGCGATGCTATGGGCCCTACAGAATGACATCGAGGGCATCGACGGCAACCCAGCAGGCTTGTTTATCGTTGTTAAGGCACCTAAGCAACCACAACAGGCTCAGGAAGGGGCCTAGAAGGCTCTACAAGACGTTTTTAGGGCTTAGGTGAGGCATGGGTAGCCTGAAGGGTCTCCAACGCCTCCTAAGCCGTTTAAATCAATTGTTAAGAATTGTAAAGTTTGTTGCAAAGTGTGCGTAGTTTTGCTATACTAGTAGTTTTAGGAGGAACTATGCGACACGAATTTGATAGGTTTATTGAAAAAGTAACAATACCTGAAAACAAGGATGCGGATTGTTGGGAATGGACAGGTGCTAAATATCGCGGGGGTTATGGGCATTTCGGAAGAAGAAAAAATAATAAATGGGTAATGGAGAAAGCTCACAGGTATTCTATGGAATACTATAACGGCGCTTTTGATCCTTCTTTAGTAGTTTGCCATAAATGCGACAATCCTGGGTGCGTAAACCCTAAACATCTTTTCACGGGGACTCAGAAAGATAACATACGCGATAAGATACAAAAAGGAAAACAACATATCATTAGAAACCCTTTATTTAACAACTTAGAATTAGAAACCGTTCGTAAAATAAGGGAAGACTATAAAAACGGACTATCTCAAACTGCTTTGATGAGTAAATATAAACAGAGCAGACCTCAAATATCAAGAGTTGTGAATCACAAAATTTGGAAGGAATGAAAATGCGTTGCCAGTGCTGTAATAAAAACCTAAACGATTATGAGTCCACCCGGAAGCATAGTATTACTGGACAATATCTAGATACCTGTAATAACTGTCTGTCTGAAATTAACAGTATTCATGGGGAGATTCCGTGCACGGTACGGCATGACCTAGCACAATATGAGGACATTAACGATGACGATGATGTAAATACCCTTAATGTATTTACTAATAATGATAATACTTATATGGAATAACTATTATAAGTATATTTAATTGTTTAACTTATAGAGTCTTATATGCTTACAGGCTTAACGCTGTAGTCTCTATAGACTCTATAGACTAGGGGTTGACACTGATGTTTACTGATGATACAATGATCCTTGATGATGTTGTCTATGGCCCTGATGCACAAGGGCACTATGAGGCTGAAGACCATTATCAGGATATTATCCTTGTTGTCTCCCAGTTAATGATTGATAAGGGATACAATAGGGTGTTGTCTGACATTAACCGGGTTATTGATAACCTAAATGCTGCTGCTGGGGTTGAATAATGGCTA